GAAAGTTGACCAACTTGGATATAATTTGTTTGAATCCAAAACTTTTATAATATTATCTCCTATTGCAACTAACTCGCAAATTTCAATACATAAATCAAAATTATATTCGCTTGGTCTTGCCATATCTTTTTTTTAATACGTTAAACCTACCCTTAAAAAGAGTAGGTAAAGAGTAACTTTAATTTACTACTCCCGCTAATTTTTATTCATTAAATTTTTTATAGCTATATTCTTTTTAACTTCATCGTAAAGTTCCCCATTAAACTCCAATATAAAGTCAGTTCCATTTAAGACTAAACACATTGTTTCGCTATCTATTACATAACAACCATTAACATCACTAATAACAAAGTCGAAGTTTCGATACTCCTGATCATGTTCTGTTTCAATTAATACTCTTGGCTGCTTCATTTAACAAAGATAATTAAAAATAATTACAAAAATGTTTGGTAGTTAATTATAAATAACTATATTTGTACTCAAGAAACAAACAAATTAAATCAAAAATTATGACAACTATTCAAAAAAACAGTATTTTAAAAGCAACTTCAATATGTGATTCAAACTGTGTTTGGTTTGCAAAAGTGATTGAGCGTAAAGGTAATTTTATTATTGCAGTAGTTAATAATGAAATTGTACGTAAAAAAGTAAACGTATTTAATGGAGAAGAGTACGTTTATTTATTAGGCAAATATTCAATGGCGCCAATTTTTAAAATCAATAATTAATATGAAAACAGCAATGCAAGAACTATTCAGTCAATTAGAGATTGAACACCCAAATTTATTTAACACAAATACTTTGGAAGGAAGAAAGTTTATAAACGATTATTATAAATTTTTTGAATTAGAAAAGCAACAGATTATTAATTGTTATCAGCAAGGTTTTAACAATGCTTATTTTAATAATCCTATAAGTAAAGAACAATATTATAACGAAACTTTTAAAACAAACTAATATGAAAACATTTTTAAGCAAACAGAAGTACCAAGTTTACGCAATAGGATTTATTGCAGTATATTTTTTAACCCGATTTTTATATTAATTATGAGTATCAGAGCAAAACAAAAGTTCTATAACCAGGCCGTAACGCTTGGAATAGATTTAAAGGATTTGGATGTTGAGAAATTAGATTTTTCAGCACCGCTAAAACACAAAAGCAGTTTTAAGAAACGAGCTTCAGAAATAAAAGAACTTTACAACTATCGTTTTCCGGTTTATGTAGAACCTCGCAGTTTTGATTTCGGATTGTTTAACATTGAATTTAAAAGAAAATGACACCAAAAGAAAAAGCAAAAGATTTAGTAATAGAAAAGTTTGGTTCTGGATATCCAATAATTTGTAAAATGGATAGTAGAAATATGTATAGGTCTGAAGCCAAACAATGTGCACTAATAGCAGTTGATGAGATAATACTAAACTTAAAAGATTCAGTACCGTTTGAACTAATTATGTTTTATATACAAGTTAAACAAGAAATAGAAAAATTATGACACCACAAGAGAAAAAAGAACTAGAATTTGTATTAAAGACCGGATTAAAATGTGCTATTGGAATAGCAATATTATTTTTTGGATTACTAATTTTAACTACTATACTATGAGACTAGGAGATAAACTAGAATGGTTATTCAGAGTAACCGGCATCCAATGGCTAGTAAAAAAAATCTATCCAAATTGCAACTGCGATAAAAGAAGAGACAAGTTAAACGAATTTAAAATCAATAGAAAATGAAAACAGCAGTAGAATGGTTATGTGAGCAATTAGAATGGGATGATTCTAAAATTGCAAGAGTAATTGGTTTAAAAAAATATAACCAAGTAGTTAGTCAAGCCAAAGAAATGGAAAAAGAACAAATGCGAAATGCAAGTTGTCCTTATATTGGTGGCTGGGAAGAGGGAGAGTTTGAATATTGGTATAATGAAAAATTTAAAAAATAAAGTTATGACACCACAAGAAAAAAAAGAATTGGACTTTGTATTAAAGACCGGTTTGAAATGCGCTATTGGAATAGCAGTATTGTTTTTTGGATTACTAATTATAACTAATCTATTATGAAAAATTTAATATTAGACAGCATCAAAGATTTTTGTAATGAGAATTATAATTGGTTTGATTACTATATCAATTCAAAAGGCTTTGAAATTTATGATAAAGATTTTAATTGCATTGCAGTAGTAGATTTTGAAGTTGAGGTTGAGGTGTATCGTAAGCCATGCACCGGCAATTATTTCAATCCACCTGAAACAGGAGAATGTGATTTTATACTTTTTGAAATAACAGTACAGGAACTATATAACTCAAAAGGCAAATTACTGCCAAACTATAAAGAGATACTACAAAGCGAATTAGATAACGTAAAAGGAAAAGTAATATGATAACAATAATTGATTTAGGTTACGCAAATGGATGGAATGCCAAAACAAAAGAAATCTATGAAGAATTGAAAAAAAATAAAATTGAGGGTTCTAATACTTCTAAAAATATAGGCAACTGTTTAAACGAATATAGTTTTGAAGCGATCCAAGAAAACGAAATAGTTAAAGTGATTTATAAAATTGATAGCGGAGATTAATTATGAAACAAGAAAAGAATTTAGGAGGAAGGCCAAAAGCATTTATTGACGATGTTTGCGTTGTGCTACCGATGTCAGTTCCAAGCAAACAAAGAGAAAACTTACGTAAAAAATGGCTTAAAGATTTGGAAGAGTTCCGAATTAAGAAAAAATAAATTTGTTTTTTAATTATAAATAACTATTTTTGCTAAAGCATTGGTCAGAGTGCTAAACTGAAAACATAACTATTCCCTCTGACACTACATACTGACCTATGTTTTGAAAGAGGGATTTTTTATTTAAACTATTATGAAAACATTATTTGAAGCTTTAAAAGAAGAACACAAACAGCAGTTGGAAATTATGAAGATTAATTACCCCCACGCTTATGGATCACTTGTAAGAGAATTAGAGAGTAATTATCTTTATTCTTACCTAACCATTTCAAGTGCATTTACTTTGCTAATGCAAACGACAAACAAACCTTTATCATTCACCAATTTAGCCGAACTATTTTATGAGTAAGAATCTATACGAATTGATGCGTCAACAAGAAATTGAAACATCAAACTTCCTTCCAAACAAAAAAGAGGTGCAATTTTCAGCCAATACATTTATAACAAAAGTTATAGATGGTGGTGAAGTTGACAAGTACGAACTCCTGGCACAAGCTAAAAGAATGCAAGAGGCTTTGGATGTAATTACAGCTAAAATTTTAGATGTAATGCCACAAGAAAACTTCGAGGCTTTTGGCCTTAAAGGAACGTTTAGAAATGGTGGTGAAACCATAAACTATAAAGACGATTTTAAATGGTCAGAAATTAAAGAAAAATTATCCGAAAGGGAAATGCTCCTGAAAGTAGCTTTGAAGTCTAATTCAACTATCTATGATGATGATGGCATTGAAGTTACACGAGTAAGCACTTCACCAAGAAAAGATACTTTAGCCATATCTTGGTAATTAAGAGAAAAAACATTATATTAGCATATCATAATTAACAGCTCGAAGGTTTCACGAGCTTCTATTGAAACCATAAACAAATATTTAAATTATGAGTAATCGTAAACAGGCTTTTCAACAGCCACAATCCAATCCTGCAACAAAGTTTATTGAGTGGAAATCCAATGACAAATGTTTTTCTTATTATGACAAAGAGAAACAACAGAATGTTCAAATCCCTTTACCTTTTAAGTTTTTGGTTCTTGATGAGCTGCATACTGTTAAAGGTTGGAATGATGCCACAAGTAGTAGCATCTACTCTAATGAAGTTAAATTCATATCAAAAGAGGAGATGACAGTTAAACCATTCAAAGGTAATGAAATTGCCAAAGGTTTATACAAAGACATTAAAGAAAAAATTGTTGCTGCCGGAGGCCATTATACAAGAAGCATTTACATCATGCTCGAAGATGGATCGTTGGCCAATATTCAATTAAAAGGAAGTGCAACACAACAATGGGGTGATTTCACTCAAAAGACTCGTTCAAGATTAGCTGACGAATGGATTATCGTTAAAGATACGAAAGATGGTAAAAAGGGAGCTGTTAAATTCTCCATGCCAAACTTTACATTTGAGAAATCTTTAACTGATAAAGAGTGTAACATGGCCGATGAGTGCTTTGATATTTTAGAAGCATACCTTAAAACCTATTTAGTTAAACAGGATGTAAACGATATTGAGGTTGTTTTAAATGGAGACATTGCCAATGACTTTAATGATTCGCAAGAGGCTTCAGAGTTTGATGATGAAATTCTGTTTTAATACAGGAAAAACAACAAAAAAACAGCATTCTAATAAAATGCTGTTTTACTTTTAAATTTGAAAATCAACAACTTATAAAATAAAAAACAGCAAAACAGCATTTTTTAAACATTTTTGACAAAAAAAATATTTTTTTATATGCTTTTTAAATATATATATAAGATATACGCTTTTTTCTGTGTTTTGGTGTATTGAAAACGTAAATGATTGATAATCAATTATAGGTTTTTTTTGATTGCTGTTTTTTTATTATATTTGCTGTATTATTAATTAATTTATTTAAACTATGAAGTTATTTATTACGAATAAGGATGTATTTGACAACGACTTTCCAAGTCAAGAAAGTCAAAAAATTGTTCACAAGACTGCATATAATATTTTATTGCAATCTTTAGGTCTTAAAAATGGTATTCCAAAACAAATTCGATTTGATTACGATTTTTGGTTCATTGAATTTAATTTTACAAATTGTGTAAATGGTGTTTATTTTTATACTTACGAAAGATGGTAACAGTATTTTCAAAAATAACCGACACAGAAAATCCATTTTACAAAGAAATTGACGAGGTGTTAAATTCTTTTAAGGATGGTTCTAATGCTAAAAAAATAGAAGCTATTAGAAACGAAACCGATAAAGAAAAACGTAACATGGCTAAATCAAAATTAGTATCTGTTTGTTTTAGCGGTGAGTTTTCAAGACGAGCTGCAAAAAATATAATCAATCATTCCGGCTTTGCTTGTTTAGACTTTGACGATGTTGATGATGCTGTTTGTTTGCGTGATAGCTTACAGGATAATGAATTCATTTACTCTGCTTTTATTAGTCCATCAGGTAATGGAGTGAAAGCACTTGTGAAAGTGCCTAAAGATATTGCCAATTATAAAAAATATTATGAAGCAATATGTGAAACATTTGACTCAAAATTAGACACAAAGACAAAAGACATTTCAAGAGTTTGTTATGAGAGTTATGATCCAAACTTATTTATAAATCATAACTCAAAAGAATGGGTGTTGATGCAAGAATTTACAGAGGTAACTCGCAAAAATAACTACCCAACATATTTTCAAATAACTGATACAAATAAAAAGGTTGATGTAATTGTTAAGTGGTTCAATAAAAAGTTTACTTTAAATGCCGGAGAGAGAAATAATAATCTTTTCAAATTAGCTTGTGGTTTAAATCGTGCAGGATTGCCAAGTGATGAGGCAATTCAAATGTTTAAAAGTTATTATTCTGCCGGTTTAACCGATAGCGAATTGGAATTGATAATAAAAAGTGCTTACAAAAATACAAGTGAATTTGACAGTCTTACATTAGTTGACGATAATAAAGTGAGGGAGGCACAAGAAGTGCTAAAAAAGGGAGTTCAAAAAGCCAAGAAACAATTTCGCAAAGAAGGATTAACAGATGGCGATATTGAAGAATTGGTTGATTTTGATTTTGAAGATGATTTTTTAATATTTTGGGATACCGATAAAAATGGTAAATTATCTTTAAACGATTATAAGTTTAAATTGTTTTTAGAGAATAGAGGCTTTTATAAAGTACAGTTAAATGAGCAAGAGTTTACCTTTGTTAAGGTTTATAATAATATCATCAATGAGGTAAACGAAATCCACATCAAAGACTTTGTTTTAAATCACGTTGTTGAAATTGACATGAGTGTTTATAATTTTTTCGCCAAA